TACCCAGTAGCTTGGAACTACTTTTTAAATAATAGATAATGGAGATTAACAAATGGCAACAGGAAGATTAGGAACAGCAGACCTATCAGCAGCAACAAATACTACGGTCTATACCTGTCCAGCAGACACGTTCGCTGTAGTTTCTGTAAACTTATGTAACAGAGGCGCAACAGCAGCATCAGTTCGCATTGCAGTGTCTACTTCTGCAACACCAGGTAATGCTGAGTTCATTGAATATGATGCTCAAATTACTGCTAACGGTGTTTTAGAAAGAACAGGTCTAGTATTAGACGCTGGAAAATTGATTGTAGTGCGTTCAAGTGCTATCAACGTTTCTGCTGTGGTGTATGGTATCGAAACATCAACAGCTTAATAGGAGCGTAAAAACATGGGAAGAATAGTATCATTAGGTATTCAGGCAACAATGTCTGCCAATATCATGGGGACGACTGCTGAACGACCAACTGCGGTAAACCCAGGAGTTACCTTTTATAATCAATCAACAGGTCAGTTAGAAATTTACAACGGCAGTTCGTGGGTCACAGTTGGCGACTACCAAAGAGTAGATGTTAGCTCAAGCCAAACAGTAGTTGCTAACAGATCATTTTGGGTAAATACCACCAGTGCGGCAGTGACTATAACACTTCCCGCTAGTCCGAACCCAGGAGATTTTGTAAAAATCACTGATGTAGCAGGAACATTTGGAACAAATAACTGCACAGTCAATCCAAATGGTGGGCGAATTATGCGTCAATTAGACACTATGGTTATTAGCACCAACGGTGCTAGTGTCAGAATGGTTTATTATGATGCAACAAGAGGTTGGTTACTAGAAGCTATCTAAGGAATAAAGAATGCCGTTCAATTATCAGTCATTAAAAAACTTAACCGATCAAGCTATCGTTGACGGCTCTATTGATTCTGTAGATCTTGCCGACGGTGCTGTAACAGGCACAAAGATTCAATTAGGTAACGTTACTTCTGGAAAATTAGGTTCCGGCGCTGTAGATTTAGGATCGTCGACCACTACAGGAACGATGCCAATTAATAAAGGCGGAACTAATGTAACCTCTTTAGGAGGAGCATACCAAGCATTATACAGTGATGGTTCAAATTTACAATTTAATCCTCACGGTATACAGGGAATGCAAATTTTCACAGGAAGTTCAACGTGGAATAGACCAAGTGGAGTAAGATATATTCTTGTGCAAGTTCAGGGAGCAGGTGGCGGCGGATCAGGCCACGGCGAAGGTGGCGGTGCCGGAGGATATGCAGAACGTTATTTAGATGTTACTGGAATCTCATCAGTATCTGTTTATGTTGGCGGTGGCGGTGGTGGCACGTATTATGCCAATGCAGGCGGCAACGGAGACTACGCTGGATTTGGCCCATATATTTCCGCAGGTGGCGGACATGGTGCTAACAGACAGAATCAACATAGCGGTGGAGTTAGTGGTGTTGGATCGGGTGGAAATTTAAATCTACACCAAGGTGGCGGATTTAGTCACCATGCTTATAGTGCTCAATCAAATGCAGACACATTCTGGGGAGGCGGTGCTCCGAGCAGTCATCCACAAGGCGGCCACTTTGCTCATAATCACCAAACTCATTGTTCTCCAGGCACAGGCGGCGCAGGTGCTCACTTTCATGGACATAGAGGTTCAGACGGACGTCCTGGTCTAGTTGTTGTTACTAGTTTTTATTAAGAGAGATATCGATGCCATTTAATTATCAAACACTAAAAAATATAAGCCAAGCGGCATTGGTTAATAACGCCATTATTGGTGCAGATCTTACTACAAACGCAGTTACCAATGCCAAACTAGCGAATTCAACAATCACATCAAGCGAATTGGGAACAGGATCTGTTGATGTTACACAGGCTTCTGTTTCTGGAACGTTGCCAGTTAACAAAGGAGGAACAGCATTAACTTCTTTACCTGGATCTTTTAGAGTTTTAGCAGCTAATTCGGGAAATAATGCTTTAGAATTTGCACCTACCGGAATATATCGTATGGTTGTGTTTTCCGGTAACGGAACTTGGAATAGACCTAGCGGTGTAAGATATATCAAAGTTCAAGTCCAGGGAGGTGGTGGCGGTGGCGGTGGCCACGGAGAGTCCGGCGCAGCTGGTGGATATGCTGAACGTGTATTAGATGTAACTGGAATACCGTCAGTAGGCATCACAATCGGTGGTGGTGGCGGTGGCACATATTATAATAACGCAGGCGGTAATGGAGCAAGCAGTTCGTTTGGACCATATGTATCTGCAGGCGGTGGC